GAAATTTTTTGTCGCACCATTTCACATACACATTCACACACATTCTTTTTTGCTCCGCGGTCGCATTTACAATGCGACTGATTTTATATAATAAATCTTATATAAAATGTGCTCTCCCGATCATCTTGCTGATGTTGATGGTTTTGATGTTTTAGACAAGGCTATCGTCTTGAGACTCTTCGTTGGCGAAATAACTAATATGGTATTACGATTGTTTTCACTCCCATTATATTGTCGTAATCTAATATGGCGTAGTAGTTAGATGTTATTCTACCGATTAAAAAACTGGGCATTTCATTCTTTAATCTTATCCATACAATACAATACTTTATCTCCTTACAAATATCTTCCATATAAGATTTATGAACTCTCTTACATATGTCATCTACCAATTCTGGTGGTAGATTTTTAGATAAAACATAATCCATTTTTTTAGTAATCCATAATACTTATGTCTTTCTTTTTTCTCGGTTTACCTCCCGCTTCCTCGCTTGGTTGTCTATATTTTTTACCCTTATCAAATTTACTTTTCTTGTAATCATTAAATATTGCCTTGGGATCTATATTTTTCTCTCGATCTAAAATTTCTTTCTTCAAAAGTTTTTCTGGTTTTTTTAAAGTATTACCATCTTTTGATGATGATTTTTCTATTTCATCTATATGATGTAATGTCTTCAACATTTTTAATTAATAATTTTTTATAATAAATTTGTATTATAAAATAATGTCTCTTGTCTCGCTATCAAGTCGTAATGAGAATGTCCAAGGTTTAGTTCAAAATCCAAATAATTTCCGAAATAATTTTCCTCAACCTCTTGTCTTAAAACCTCATAGTCAAGTATGTTTGACCAATCTTACATTTACAGCCGTTGAAGGCGATTTGTTTGAAATTCAAGGAAATGATGATATTAATAGTTTTACTGGTAATAATAAATTACTTTTTGGTTTTGATGATGCTCAAGAAACTGCTGGTTATGATGTAGCCATACTCACCGCTGGAAAATATAAAGCAACTACTCTGGCTACTGAAATAGCAAGGGCAATGAATGAGGCTAATCGTATGAAATACTATACAATCTCGTGTGTTTTCTCTGAAGGTAATCCAAATGCCAACCCCGTGGAATTGGATGAATTTACAATCTCTTATACTGAGACTGCCGGTTTAAACCCAACTGTTTACGCAAGAGGTGATTGGACACCTTCTACTCGCCATACATCAACTAATGTCGTTTTTAGCGACACATCATCTTCCGTAGCCGGAACTGCCGTTTTACAAAAGAGAGTAGCGTTTTCTAATACCGCTACCGCTACCTCTCACGCCGAGGCGTTTTCTTGGCAAAAAGGATTACTCCTATACACACAAGGTCAAGGCGGTGGATCTTGTTCTTGGACTATCCCACTTTCAGATGGTGCTACCGCATTACCCGATAGTGATTCTTCATCAAGAATCCATAATATGAAATTTGGTCTTGTAAGACCTACATTAGCCGGAACTGCCTTGGAGGGTGTTGCCGGTCAGGTTGATGCCCGAATGAGATTTCAATCAACCCGATCAGATATTGAAATTGAGACACTACGAGATGGTAATGGTAATCGCATTAATATATATATCTCGCGACCTAAATATGACGGTAGAACTATTTTTGAAAAAAGTAAACGTATATTAGTTCGTAGTTTTACAATTGGTGCTATTACAGTCCCCGCGTTGCGTTCCATTGATTTCTTAATGATTAGAGTGACTCCGTTTTTCAGAACTAATGATTTTATCGTTCAAATTTTCAAATCAATCGATGGTGGTGCTACATTTACAGCCCTCGCTAACGGCGGTGGAACTGCGAGAGATGGAAGACCCGTTGTGTATACTGAGGATATGGGTGGTTTTGCGGATGGTAATGGTGGTAATCCGGCACAATTTACAAGTGTCGTATATTCTACTCGTGGTGTTGATGATGGTGCGGGTGGTAGACTTAAAGCCATATTTGAACAATTTCTACCCGCCGTTGTTAATCTTATTCCGTGGGTTAGAATGCCAAGACAATCAATTTATTCTGGCGGTGCGGGTGGGACTCCGGTCAATCAGCAAGTTTACACTGGACTCGATCTCCTTGATGGGAGTGAGGATGCCCCTTGTCAATTTCAACTCGATATTGGCGGTGGTGTCACCGCTAATAATCAGTATACGATTTCTTTTCAAAATTCTGGAACTGGTTATGGATATGATGGGAAGATTAGTATTGCGGTCAATCCTACAACTGACGATGCCCCCGTCCCTACAACTGATGTTAATGGTGTGGCTTTTAAACAAGACGCCCGTGATGTCAGTAAATGGAGTATATATACTGATGACACCGTTCCGATTGCTACTGCGGTTCCAATTGGGACAATGGTTTATGATTTATCAACAAATACCGGTGGTCTTACCATTAATGGCGGGTTCGGTGGTGGTAATTGGGTCGGGACGGTTGTCGGGACAAACAAACCTTCTCCTCTATCAACTCCCGCATTTAGTGATATTACAATGGTTGAAAATCCCGCAGATTCTCTTACCTACTTGCGTAGAGGGTCTGATGTCGTCGGTTCTATATACCCTTACGAAAAGATTTTTACTACTGCCCCTACAACTAACCAAGTTATCGGGGTTGTGATAGCCGGTGGTATTTTAAACACCGCATTTAGAGCCATCCTCGGTCAAGTGACCCAAAACGACATTCGTAATATTGGAGTTGGTCAATATCGTCGTCTCACTACTCAATTGAGTGGAACCGTTCAACGAACTCTCGGTTTTTCACAAACAACAGTTCAGTTGGCAAGGGCTACGAGACAATTCTTAACTGACATCAGTCCTGATTATGTATTGGATGGTGCTAATAATCTTCACGTGTCCGTCCCCGAATTGTCCAACGTCAAATCAGTTGAAGGTGAGTCAAGTCAGCAATATAAAACTATTGCCATAGTTCCAAAAAATACATTTACAACTGATGACACAGGTGTTATGAGTTATCTATCAAGTTATGAAAATTGGATTGATGTAAATAATGCTGAGACTCTAAATGTCAATGAACTCTCATTTCAGATCCGTAAACCAAACGGTAAGGTCAGTAAATATGTCTCCGGAACTACTCGGGCTACTATCAAGTTCAGAGAAGACCCCGAAGTCAAGAGAGAACGAATGTTTGAAAAAATGGCTGACCGTATGGCTCTACTACAAACTCAAACAAGTCAGCCTCTAATTGATCGTAGTAGTTTTGTTGGTTCTTAATTTCTTACTATATAAAATGAATATGTTTACTAAACTCAAAAGAAGATTTTCCAAAAAAAAATTTACTTTACCTAAAGTAGATTTTATAAGTGAAATTGAATGTCATCGTCCTACGCGTTCATACATCTGACTTTTTCGCTTCCCATTCCGTATGTGTCTTGGTCTTACAATGTCTTGACCAATTGTCCCTACGAACTGATGCTCCGCAACCGCATTTAATCGGTGACGACTTTTGGGCGTCTATTTTTTCCTTATTCTCCTTCTTGTATTTTCTTGAATTAGCATTTACTTTTTCTTTATTCTTAATTCTATAATCTTTCATAGAATCAAGTTTCTTTTGCTCTTTTACTTTTAGAACATCTCTTTCCTCCGTTACTTTCTTCAATTGAGATTTCAAGTCTTCAATTTGGTCATTGGATATTTGTGTAGCCTCTTCGTAGTGATGCTTCATATTCTCATTCACCGTCTTTTGATTCGTCAAATCACAATTCAATAGATTGTTCTCCTCTTCAAGCCATTCAATCTTTTCCGCTTGTTCTTCCATCATCTTCTTCATACGACTATATTGAGTTAGAAGTTCGGTCATTTTGTCTTCGAAGGTTGCCATTTTTTAAAGTTTTTCTTTAAAAAAATCAATTTTTTTCTCGTCTTAATTAAAAAACATAATATGTTTAAACCATTGTTGAGACGCCTTGTGAGTTAATCATAATGCGTTTGAGACCAAAGGCATATAGGTATAGAATCTTTTGTTCGGTTCCGTTGAGATAATCAACACGAACACTTGTTGTTTCTTTTGATAGATCCATTACCTGAGCGAACTTAGATAGACTTCTTGCGACTACGAAATTGTCAGCAATACGCTGGAGCGAGAGCACTCTTTCATCTACATTTACGAGTGCCTTCTGGAGTTCGGAGACGTGTAATGCCTCTACACGAGTTTCCTTACCAGCGAGTCTTACATTATACCTCTTGATTGGTGCGAGGCGACTTGGGTAGTGTTGTGTTCCGTGAATAAATTCATAGGTCTGACCTCCATCTACAATACCCGATAGAGAGTGTGCTCCTATTGATCTTGCCCGTGCGGTCGCCGTTGAAAGCGGTTGGCAGAATAATGCCTTGGCTCGTGTCATCGTGACGGGCATTTGGGCTTGGACAAGACCGCTTAAATTTGACTGATTATGTCTGAAAAGTTGATATGACATAATGTCAAATGAAATACCCGAAGAAGAAGTTGAAGCCTCCATCATCCCATTTACATAACTTTCTGGTGGAGTGACGCTCTGGACGATGAATTCTAACTCACTCATTTCATACGATGGTGCGTTGTATGATCCGGAACGAAGGTCATTACCGGCGACGTTATTTGCGAGAGTATGGAAAGTTCCGGCTACCTCACGATCCGCTACCTTGTAGTATACGAGTGAATCGATTGCGTGGTCGAACTGAAGACCGCCATTGCGGTTGCGGAGAGGATTGTATACAATGGTGAGAAGATTTACTCCATATGTGTTGAATCCGAGAACGACACCGAGTGCCTCTTCGTTGGTGTGGGGTGCGTCGTTATTGGACACATATAGAATATCACCTACTGCGAATGGATTAAAATCACGACCGATGTTGACACGGCACTGGTATCCCTCTGAGAATGCTGTAGCACCGCCAATAGTGGCTGGAAGACCTGCCTCGGCTACACGTGTTTCAGTGTTGTTTGCGTGTGCGTCTACCTTTAGGAAGACTCTTCCAAGATCGCCGTGGGTCTTTTCACCGAACATATTAGTGATAACACAAGAACGCTGGAGTGAATCTGTCTGGAGTTGGATGCGAAGACCATTCATAAGTCCGCTTGGGATGACATTTCCGCCTCGGAAAAGTCCGCAGTCAAGTGGCATCTGAACCATCACGTCGTGACCTTCGTGGACTGGAACATCAAGTGCCGGTGCTACTGCGGTGATTTGAGGAACTGACTTGTAGTAAAGTGTTTTATCTTGTCTGTTTGTCCCCTCTACTGACTGGACACCTTCAAATAATTCATCTTTAAGTCCGGTATTGCGAGTAAACTGATTTAAAAGTGCTCTTTTTGCTCCATATTCTTCACTTACTTCTAAACTGGTCTGGTTTGAACCATCACGAATAATAAGTTGTCTAAAGAGGGCGTGACTACCGCCGGCACGGGCATCGGGAACGATTTTACCCCGAGCATCTTTAAACTTCAAATTAAATTTAAGATAACTATTAGTTGGGTCAATGAATCCAACGAAAGATGGAACGTGGAAGCGTATTTCATCGTTTTGAAAAACGGTCGCTACGTTTTCTGGTTTGATAGCGACGGACTTGCTGGGAATGAACTGATTCTGTTGTTCTGCTCTAAACATTTTTATTAAGTTTTTTTTTAATAAAAATTTTAAATTTACATTAGTAATGTTAAGTTAAAAAAATATAATAAACTAAATACAATCCAAAATAATAAATACAAACTGGAGCAAATATTAATACATCATTGATATGAATCATTTTTTATTATTCATCTAATTCAAATGCTTCGTCCCAATCAAACTCATCATCAGTAGGACACTCGTTTCCCTCCTCGTCTCTCAAATACCTATCTCCCTTATCTGCCTTGAATTTCCAACAATCATTCTTACAATGGATTAGTTGTTTCTTCATATCATCTTTGTCAAGGAATCTACACCATCCGTGCCCAACTACGTGTATCTCAATCGTAAAATCTTCATCCAAGTATTCAATACACTCCTCCTTGACATATGTATCAATTTCTCTCTTGACATTAAACTCTTCATTATCTAATTCAAACTTGATATTGATAGATTCTTCATCTGGAATCTTATTTATCTCTACGTCCAAAAAGAGTTCATCTCCATCCATTTCTCCGTTCTTGTATTCGTTCCTACATCTACATACGCCTTCGTCGTTTGTGATGAACTTTTCTGGAATATCTTTAAAGAGATTGAAATATTCAATATGATCCCAACTAAGATAAGTAATGTATTCTGGCATCTTGTTGTTAGATAGTCTTTTTTTTCAATTTTTTGAAAAAAAATCAATTACGGAAAAATTATTAAGCGGAGACTGTGACCTTTCCATTACGGATTGTCATTAGGCGTTCAACTGAAGCGTAAACACGCACTTCTCTTGCTCCTTCTCTATCACGAGTGCGACCAAGTTTTTTCATTATGATAATTGGCTTAGAACCAATCTGGCGACCATTACCAAGAACATTCACGGATGATGTAGTTAAATCCAAGCCTGTGACGTGTGATGTTCCTCGTAGATCATTCGACCTATCAGCGTTAGTTGCGTTTGGTAGAACGTGTCCTTCAATAGCACCAATATACACGGAGTTCTGATTTGGTGCTTTTGCTCCATTTGATTTATCCGAGTCAACATCTATAGAATATAACTGAGTTGGGACTTGGAGAGGTGTGTTAAACACTTGTGCCAATTCTGCGTATTTATTACTTGGACGGAATACATCACGATCGTAGACACGCATTTCATTAATACGGAAATTGTATTCTTCATCAGTGTCCAACGTTCCGGAATGGTATTTTCCAAGAACGTGATGACCTCGGTTTGCGGTTGCCGTTGAAAAACGATCCTGAACGAGCAGACTACGAACGGTTCTACCAGCGACGGCGATGTCGCGTTCAACTTGCTGAGAAACTGTAGTATTTACTGCTGGATTTACTGCTAATGCTGGAATCTGGGCAGTGGTGAGGATTAAATCTTCGTAGAGGAATGACAATCCATTCTCACTGTAAACTTGTCTGGCGGTGTCGTCTTGGGTTGAGTCCGAGTAGTAGAGATGGTCAGCGTAGAATTTGACATTGACAGTTGAGACACTTACGGCAGTTGAACCCGCGTGACCTTGTGGGAAACAGCAAATATTTCCTACATCGCCGGCGACGTTTGCTTGGGTGTTGAAGACGAGACGAATAAAGACGTTCTCTTTAATAGTAAACAGCGGAATTTGTCTCATTTTCATCATCGGAATTAGGGCACTAAGTGGAACGCTGAATACGGGAGTCGTATCATCGCTTGTTGTCGGTTTTAACTGGGGTGGGACGACACAAGTGGCTGTGGCATCGGCTGTAAAGTTAGTGTAATCGAGGTCGGTGGGCATTATGCGTCCGGAACCTGCTCCTCCCGTTAGAACTTCATTATATCTTGCTCCTGATCTACCGCTCTTCACTGAATCGACGTATGCTCTTGTCTCTGGGGTGTTAAATTTACTAACCATTGTAGAATAGTGTCCTACATCATTACACGATGCTACTTCTTTACCTCCAATAAGAAGGTGGGCTGATTTTACAAGTGAAAAAATTCCGGTGTCTAATGGGAGGAATCCGGCACCATCGCAAGTGACTGCCAACGAGATAAAACTACCTCCGTCGAGTGTGCCGTTGCGAGCGACTTGAAAGACGCATTCGGTTTGTGAGATATTTATCGGATCTAATACTTCAGTCTTGACTTCCATAGTCTCTTCGGTTTGAAATGGCTCAATAGAAAGAATCTCGGGTAAAGATGACATTTTTATTATAAAAAACTTTTATAATAATTATTTTTAGTTTTTTGTTTATTTAAGTGGATATCATAATTCCTTGCGGACTATATGTTAGAATATTTTTACTCAAAACGTGGGTATGAACTGCGTTTGGACTATTACCATCAAGTGATGACACGATTCTTACACTGTATGCTGAATTTCTGAAATCCATACCTACATCACTAATGGGATCTAACTGGAGGCCGATTCCGAACGCTCTACGGTCATCCGCTTCCTTACCTAATGTGCGGTTATTTATTGCTGAATCTGGACGATCTGGGCGTAGATGATTTCCGCCATATCCGAGTAGTAGGCGACCGTTGAGTGAACGGTTCATTGAACCAAACGCTTTAAGGTAGTTGGAAAGAACTTGCGTCTCCGGTAGTTTTTCAGTTGACTGAGCCTCGCAGTCCATCTCGTAGTCAAGACCAAGTCTCACACCTCCTCGTGCGAATGACACGCGTTTTAGAACTGCCTCAATATCATAATTTTGACCCGCCTTATTTCGTAGTGGTTCAGTGGCGAATGAATCGTGGGTATAATTATTTGTGTGAGTCACTGGAATGAAATTGTGGGCTATCGATAACACACGGCTATTAGCAAGATTCATTGTCGCGGTGAAATCACTTGCGTTGATAACTTGGTAGAGTGAACTCCAAGAGTTGTATGAAAGTTGTCCCGAACCTACATTCGCAAGTTCGGCGACACCTTGTGCGTCTGGGACGGCAAGATTACACGTGAGAGACATATCGCGGAGTTCGTAATGGGCTCCTGAGACTAATGGAGCATCAGTGCCGAAGAGGAACTGATTGTCGCCTGCCAATTCTATCATAATTTTTAGCCCTCCGATTGCCGAAAGTGGTATAAGGGACGATCCTTGGAGCATTCCGCAGAAAAGTGGAACTGAAAATCGGCTGTCGTTATTTACAAGATTTGATGATGCCGAGTCAAGACCGTTCATCAAGGAACTACAACTTTTTTCAGACATCATATCTTGCTGTGAATGTGTGCTGGACAGGATAGCAGTGACGAGACGGCCGTATTGGCGAATTGACTCAAGCGACTGATTTGTGTTTGATGCGATAAGGTTTACATTCTGGAACGCTGATGAAACACCGACGCGACTCGCGATCTTAATTCGGTTCTGGGCTACACCGTTTTTCAAGGTGTTGTTATTTGGTCGTAAATCAGCATTACCTCCTTTTATAACGAGAGTGCCGTTGATACGGAGTGAAGATGACTCTAAAAATTTAGCCTGTGAAGGTATGGTAAACGAGATGATAGGATTCCCGTCGCGGAACGAAAACGCACTGTTGAGTGTGGATGGAGCATTTGAAGGAAAAATCTCAACTTTCTCTTTCGATACGATTGATACGGACATTTTTATTATAAAAAACTTTTATAATAATTATTTTTGTTTTTAATATCCAAAATATTTACTATATTCTCCATATGGATTTACTCTTGGTGGATCAGTAATTAGATTGCGTCTTGGGGCTTCACGTGGTTTTGGTTCACGTTTTATCTTTTGCTCCTCCTCAATCTTCTTGCGAATACGTGTCTCCATCTCACGCTCCTTTGCTTCTTCAATCTCTCTCGCTTTCCTTTCTTTCTCTTCTCTCATTGTCATCACTTTATCAAACTTTTCCATATTAAGAACCCAACGTTCAAAATCTTTATCATCATCAAAACCTCCCGTTGTCGTTGGTCTACTATTATCTTGCGGAACATTTGTTGTTGGTCGCGATGCTACCTTTTTGGCTTTCTTTTCCCTACGACTCTTGTGTAATTTTTCAAGATGAAGTCGTTGCCTTTCTGACATCTTTTTCTTGGGGGCTACCTCACGTTTGGGCACGTATTCCTCCTCTTGAGGTTCAGGGCTACTTGGGTTGTCAACCTCCGGTTCTTCATCTACCGGTTCCTTTACTTCTAAATCCTTTTTCGTGTATTTTGGTTTTGTTGATTTTTTTACATTAAAAATCTCCTCGCTTGCTGGAACTGGTTGCTCTTCGGACACTTCTGGGGTTGCTTTGGAAAAACTAATAAGTTTTGGCTTCGGCATCTTTTATTTAAAAAGTATTTAAAATATAATTGAATTTTTAATTATATTTAAATAAAAATATATCAAAATGATGTCAAGTATGCGTAATAGTGAATCTGACAATGCCCTCGAAAATGTCAATTGTGTTGAAGTTATCAACTATGAAAGACTACAAGAATTGTTGAAATACGCTCCTCATTGTAAGGAGTTCAATGATAAGCAAAAAGAACAAATCATTTCGTTGGCTTATGTCAAATACGCTAAACAACCTTCGGGTGAATTAGGTCAAGCACAAATTAGATATGCTCCTAAATCGGCTAATCGCCTTGGTCGTGTCTACCATAAAGTAAATGGCAAGGCACTACAACAACAATCCAAGAATGTTCGTCATATTTTATGCCATAAGAACAATGGTGAATGTTTGTATATAGATATTGACATTGTGAATTGTCATCCCGTGCTAATCATTCAAATGTGTAAAGTTTACAAGATTCCTTGTGATGTCATCGAGACTTACGTCAAGGATCGTGAATGTATTCTAAAACAAGTTATGACCAAACATAAATGCTCTCGCTCACAAGCAAAAAAACTATTCATTAGATTATTGTATTCGGGTAAATGGGATAATTGGTTTGCCGAGTTTGATTTATCCGTTGTTGAACCTCTTCCATTTGTAAAAGCATTTTATCATCAGATGAGAGATATTTGTGAAAGATTCTACACTCATATTGATTTCAGTCATAATAGACAAGAAGCAATTAATAAGATGAAAAGAAAACCCGAATATTTCGTCAATCCCGAAGCAACTTGTTTGTCTTACATCATTGCGGAAAGGGAAAATCTTATCCTTTGGAATATGCGTAGGTTCTTTATTAATCAAGGCTTACAAGTGTCCGTTCTTGTGTATGATGGTCTTATGGTAAGAAATGATGGAACTAAAGTTGAAAAAATGTTTGATGATTGTGCTAACTTTATTAAAGAAAGCACCCAATTTGATGTTTTATTAGAAACTAAACCATTGGAAACTACTATAGATTGGGATGATATAGTTGATAAACTCAAAAACGGTGTTCTTGACAAAAGTAAAGTCAGTCTTGGCGAATGGTTTGATGTCAGTAAATTGTCTAAAATTACTTCTGAAAATGCGATGGATGAATATTTGATGAAAAAATACTACTTTGAGCATTGGATTAAATATTCTTCT